TCCAACATTTGCGCCCACTTTTGTGAAGAGACAAATGACATGTACCTCGATGTGTTCTCGTGCAAGACGTTCAATCCGGATGTGGTGCGCATGGTGGTTGAGGAGTCCTTCCGGCCGAAACAGATGAATCAGCAGTTTGTCACGCGTCAGGCGCCCCGTCTTGCGTAGAAATATTCACTAATTTTAACGTGGTTGCGTACAATAACTAATGCCTAGCGCTGAAGAGCTCCGTGCATTAGTTGGTGACTACTCGTTACGACTTGAGCGCTTTGTTGAGAATGCCGTTCGTGTTGCAGGCTCCGAAGCAGCTTCGGGCGAAACGTACCTGTATACAGACGTTCCACAGGGCATCTCTCTTGCGGATGCTAAAAAGGCATTACTCGAGGCATTTCCGAACTGTAAGGTTGGGCAGAGGATCTTTACGCGGATCTTTTGTATTTCCTGGTCTTAACACGGCGACGGCTCTTGCGCCGACTTTTGCCTACAAATTTCTTCACCTCCCGTTCGAGTTCATCAGGTAACGCGTGGTCATGCTCGTTGGGGTCAACATTAGCTCCAAGTGGAAGACCAATTGCGAGTGCAACCTTTTCAGTTGCGAGCGTCTGTCCGCTCTTTCGGAACGTCCACTCGTCTACGCGATATGCGGATGAGGGGGATCTAAAGCCAGCCGGTCCCCGAACATTCGTAAACCTAGCGCTCACAACATTTGGAGGAGTTCCACCAAGAAGTCTGTCGAACACGCCAACCCGCCCTGGAAGGAAGTTCATCCGATGATCAATCCGGTATCTGACTCCCTTTTCAAGGTTGTCTGCGGGGATTTCTGCCATTTACTTATAACGACGACGAGTTTTCCGCGCGCGCGAAGAACGACGGGTGCTGCGACGACGTCCCCCCGTACCCGCTGCTGCCGCCTGCTTCAGTGCCCGCGCTGCATTAATCGCATTCCCCGCTGGATATCTCTTGAATGCAGGCGCGGAAGGAGCTGGCGCGGAAGGAGGTGCCACCTCTTCGAACCTATAGCTGTCATTGCCAAAATATCCTTTAACTGGGCGGCCCTTCTTATCCTTCTCGTCTTTCTCAATAACGGCTTGATCATCTTCAATCTTTGTGAACGTTCCAGTCCACTCGACTCCACCGGTCGTCAACCCATGCAAGTTCCTATATGAATCCCTGAAGGGGTCTGGGAGAAAGAACACATTGTACCTCTTACCCACCACCAAGTTATCAACGTTAAGTTGAGGTTGCATTATTAAACGCTCTGAATAAATTCCCAGTTCAGGTAGTCGCAGATCTTCTTCCAGATCTGATCGTGGGCAATCAGGCGGTCCCGGGACTTGAGCAACGGAAAGTAGACCTTGTACTCATCAAGATCCAGAAGCTCGAAGAACTTGTACAGAATGTAGGAGTAGGACAAAAAGTTCGTGCGGTCGTTGGGGCAATACAGCAGAAATGGTGCCTGGATTTCCTGAAACATATTGCGGACCTTTTCCTCGATTTCCGGGGTAATGGTCGGTGGTGGATTCCCGTTCAAACGTGACAGAATGTGGGCTGCGTGCTCGTAATACTTGGATCGGCCCAGTTTCTTCAGGATTTCGCGAATCTCCTTTTCCGTCAAGTCTGCAATGTTATTGATCCGCCGTTTCCGGATTTCAAGAACCACTTCGTTCATGACCTCTTCCGGAATCATGGTGGATTCCTTGGCTTGGAACTGGTTGAGAATCTCATTGAGGTGGTTGATCTTCTTGTAGGCATAATTGTTCCGTTCCTTGGGCGGGTCCCGGAACGAGGGAAAGTCCGACACCACTAACGCATACTCTTCCGACCCGCAGTTCGGGCATACCAAGATTCCCTCGGAACTGATCTCTTCGCGCGCCACATTGCACTGGTTACAATGTTCCGTCATTTGCTGGACCACATCCGGGCAGTTGGACAGTTTCATGCGAGTCACATACTCGTCGAAGATCTGCTTGCGAGACACACCGTCCGTTGGAGCCGCCGAGGCAAAGAACTTCAAGAATGTATTGGCATCCTTGGGTGCCGCCACAGCAAGACTGGGTCCTTCCGTGCGCTTGTAATACTCGGTTAAGATGTCCATGTTCTTCAGGTAATATCCCTCGATCGGATTCAGGTGCGACACTTCTTCTTCCAGTTCCTTGACACGCTTTTCCCATTCCGAGCATTGCAAGATCACCTTGACATCATTCGATGTCCGGGTCTCTTCAATTTTTACACGCAGTCCGTCTCGTTCTTCTGTCAATTCCATTTGCTTCGTCTTGGAATCCTTCAGAGTCTGTACAATCTCTTGATGCACAGAATCGAGCGTGCCCATTGAAGACGATCCGGTTTCGCGGATTCTGCGTACCTTGAACACATCCATACCACTCGTTCAAGATATTCGTGTAAGTAAGTAATGCCATTGCCTTTTAAAAGTTCGACCGGTGATTGGGAAATCGACTTAAAGGACGATGAGCTCTCGTATGTTTCCCACAAGGGATCCTACCTCTTCATTCCATCGGGAGGTCTTTCCATCATCAAGAAGCCACCTGCGTACCAGATCAAGTCGTCGGCTGACCCAAATATCATGATTCAAATCGACGAAGATGAAGCGAGTGTTGTATTCAAGGATACCGTTCTTGCATCCATCCATGGTTCTGAAGACTTGTACGACTTGATGAAACGAAACTTTCCTGCAAGCATTGACAACGGAAATCCGGCTATTGTTCCTCCGTCTTCGAATCCAGTGTCGCCTACAAACTCTCCAGCCCGGCGTGGAGGTCGTCGCACCCGGCGCAAATCTCATCGGGCTCGTAAGTAAATGGCCTGGGCGTGGATCTTGATTGTCGTAGGTATTGTTGCAGTGGCTCTCTACATGAACTCCCAATCCGACCGGTCGGCCGGACATTGTGCGTCATGTGAAGGTGCTACTGGGGATCGAACCCAGGTTCGGAGGTTCAAAGCCTCCTGTCCTGACCACTAGACTATAGCACCATATACTGATAGACACTTCCATGTAAAAGAGAAGTTAATTGAGGCGTTCCCCAACTGTAAGATTCAACGAAAGTGGTTCACGCGATTCTGGGCTTAACGTGTTCTCTAGAATCTTTAGGTCCTTTTTGGCTTCTACCAACTGATCATACGCATAGTCAATCGTCTTTGTGGGACCGTTAGGATAGTAGAGTGTGATACGCGGGTTAGATAGATGGTCGATTCCCAGCCAAACTTGCTGTAACCCTGTAAGTTCAACCAGTCTCCCTGCAACACGAACTGTACGCAACATACTATGTATCTATATTTGTCTTCCATGTAAAAAGGTTTTTTGTTTTGTTCTTGTTCTTCTTGTCGTTTTCAGCAGTTGCACCATCCGCGGGGGGAGCGCTCCTCCTCTTCGACCTCGATCTTGCTGCAGTCGCACTCGGCCCAGCTTTCAACGCCGCACTCCTCGCAGACGTTCTCCGGGTTCATGATGGCCTGGTGCCTGTCGCAGTCGTAGCACTCGCGCCTCTCCGCGTCACCCTTCTCGAGGTGGTAGTAGCCCTCGCAGCGGTTGCAGTAGCGCCTCTGCTCGCGAAGCATATTCTGGCACGGGCGGCAGAGCGTGCGGCAGTCCTCCGAGCACGTCAGCTCGTAGAAGTAGTTGCACTCCTGGCACTTGCCCCTCATTTCGCGCTGGTTGCAGCACGATGGCGAGGAACCGTAGGCATCCTCCTCGCAGCTGGCACAGAGCGGATCGTCGCCGCGGTAGCACGTGATGGTCCTGGATCCGCACTCGATGCATCCGGGCTTCGGGATCCGGATCGGCGAAAGCGCGGGCTTCCGCTTGTTCAGCAGGCGCTGCCAGTCCGCCTTCTGGGCGGGCGTCATTTTCGTCTTGAGCTTGTTCTTGATGTGCGCGCAGTAGTCGCAGCAGCTGGTGTCCGTTGCGTAGGCGTTGTCGCACTCCTCGCAGATCGGCTTGTACCAACTGACTGGCTCGTCGCGGTCGTCCTGGCCGAAGCGCTCCTGCCAGCAGTCGCAGCAGTAGCCGTTGGCGCCAACGAGGATGTCCTCGCCGCAGCCCGGGCAGTCGCTTGAAACGGTCGAGGCCTCGCACTGGATGCACATCTCGTCGTGCTGGCCGACCGGGTTGGAGCAGTTGGACTCGCTGCAGAAGAAGAGGTGGGTGTTGAGCTTGGGGGAAACGATAGAGGAGGACATTTTGAAAGTTGAAGGAAGTAGAGTGTGGGGGGGAAGACATACTGGTTTGCAAATCCAGATTCCGTTTTCGACTATTCAACTGCCAGAACAAGTGAAACTTCCTTCATAAACGCGGGGTTCGTACAAACGGTCCGGAACATGCGGACTTGCCGAACAAGCTTACCAAAATCATGGCCAAAATTCTTCGTCATAAAAAAGAGGAGTAGATAGGCAGACCGGTTAATACCAGCCTGACAATGGACAAATACGGTTCCTTTTGACTCCCGAAGAAATTGGCGCATGAGGGACTCAAACCGCGGGTACCAATCGAGAATCTTCACATTCACCGAATCGTATGCAGCCATACACGCATACTTGTCTGGGTGCGCTTTCCGAAACCACAGGGGCGAATCTTCCGGAAATGCACAGTTAATCACGTGCGTGATTCCATGCTTGGCGACAAACATGGGTGTCAGCATATGGCCCGCACCCAACAGAATGTTCGGGTACACTCGAACCGGCGGTTGGTTCATTGACTTGAACAGAGAAATTGTCTTTAGACCCCCATGCTCGAAAAGAACACCACAAAGAGGTGGGAAATGATCACACTCGCAGCGCCAAGAATTGCCGCGCCCGTGTAGCTCACAACGCCTCCCGATGTGTACGCATTCGGGAAATACTGGAGGAGGAGGTTGCGCGGGGTGGAGAGGGAAATGATCGCAGCAGCCAAAAAGAAGCAGAAATAGATCTTGAGATTCCGAAACATCCAACCCATCGCGGGGAGCGTTGGCTTGAACGACGGTGTCATGCCCGAAGTCGGTCCGGGACCCGACGGCATGGGAACAACCGGTCCAGACGACTGGGGTCCCTGCGGACTCGGAAGCAGGGCGTCGAGAGAGGTTGCATCGTCCATTTTGTTTATAAGGAAGACGCGAATTCACAAGATGCGTCCTCGACGCGGAAGCGATAGCACTTTCCGTCGAATTGGCTTACCTTGGATGTTGCGTCTTGTAACGTGATTGCGAGAGCGTTCTTTGTATCGTAATTGCGGTGAAACAAGAGTGCAGCAATCCCAAGCCCGATAATGAACGAAAAGAAGGGCGCGCCCCGTTCGAGCACTCCAGTGATGATCATTACTTGAAGGATGCTAAAAGATTGAACGATTCTGGCTCCGTGGTGCACGGAACTTCAACCGGGGTCAGACGAATGCATCCGGTATCAGTGGTATAGACGGTCGAAGCATCAGCCGGGGTTGGAACGCGCTTCACAGTACGGGTGGGCGGGATAAAGACAGTCGACAAGATGAGCCCGCACACAAGACCAGCCGTGACCAGATGTAATTGGATCATCCTTTACTTCAACTTTCGAGATTTCTTTGAGAACCCTTTGAAATCACAAAGAAATAGAAGAGCACGTTAAGGCATGCGATTGCATAGGGTCCAACTGCTGCCAAGATTGCCATGATGAATTTGGTCACGGGAGAGGCTACAAGGTAGGCAGGCCAGGCAAAGAATCGTCCAACGTTTCCAAACCGCGTATCATTGGGGACGAGACCTGTGGCAAAGTTCTTGTCATTCATATCCCAGATCTTCCACGAATAGAAGATATTGATAAAGTAGAGAATCACGAGAAGAAACCCCATGGCGCCCAGGGACGCCCATACGCTTATTTGGTAAGCCATCGTGCTCGGCGCACAGTAGATCTGCCCGATTGTGGTGTACTCTCCCAGCATAACCGTTTCCGTTAGATTGTAGGAATCCGTATGCCCACCCTCCTTGTCCGTGTACTCAATGAAGAATTGAACGGCTGGAAACCCTGCCTGCTTATCCTCCTCCTCGGTAGTCGTCAAGAGCTTCTTTTCACGGATTTGTGCATACAAGGGCTTCACTTCGAACTTGGCAACGCCGCCACAGAGTTTCGGAATTAACTCCAAGACATCGACATCGTCCTTGGCCGTCTTGATTCGGGCACTTGTGATTGTAGTCACCGGACCCACAGGTGGGACGTGAGGAGTATCCATTGTTATGATGCAAACACGAGATTTGCCAGTCCGCTGACAATACGGATAAAGTTATAGGATTCCACGTAGGTAATGACGTCATAGGTGTAGGAGAATAATAAAGTACCCGTGCTCGATTGAATCACCGTCACGACATCGGAGGGTTGATACAGTAACTGTCCAGTGCTTGGATTGATCAAGTTCAAGTTTGCAGCCGGAATGATGGTCGGATTCTGGTTAAAGACCGTTGAGCGAAGCACGCAGACCTGCGTACCTCCTCCAGCCAAGGTACTTAATGCAATCGGCTGCTGCAGGGTGATTCGCAGCGAAACCTTGTCGACATAACTTGCATTGAATGATCCGCTCGGTTGATACTGATCGTTATTGAGAGCGAACGAGTACATGTACACGCCCGGGAGACTCGACGAGGACACTCCAGTGGTGTGGCGGTACGACTGGATGAGCGAAAAGTACGAGACGGGTTTTGTGTAGAACCGTTCCTTGCCGTTAAAGAGAATCACGCCATCCACAACACTATCCTTCGGGTACACGGACGAAATCTGGAATTGACCGCTCGAGTACAGAGACGATGCAACATTCAAGGTGTTGGGGGTGAAGGGTGCGCGATCCGGATTCGGCCAATTTGTGTAATTGTCCCAATTGTTCCCCAGTTCCATATCGGTACGACGTGCGGCGAAAAAGACACGTGTCACGAGATTGAATGCGGGAAGCAGGATTTCCGTATTCGCTCCAAACTGTCCCGTATTGGAAAAGGTACGAACCTCCTTAAAGAGAAAGGTCTGGTCCGCCACTGCAAGCTGGTTGCTTTCAGTATCCTCAAGGGAGATGAAGTTACACTCCAGATAGGGATCCGGGAAGAAGGTCGTCAAGGTTGGATTGCTCGGTGCACCCGTGGTTGTAGGAGGGGATAAGAAGAGCTGCATCGGGTAAATTCCTGCAGGTTCAATGCGCTGTCCATATGTCGGAGATGTCGTATTCACATCAATCACTGTGTACAGATCCTGCAAGGGGCGCAGGGACACGTTGATAAAGACTTCGGAGTTTTGGAGCGAAATCAGAGGCAAGGCCAGGCCCGGGTTCTCGCAAAACCAGAAATGGAGAGGAATCACGAGCTGGCGTGACCGGATACTCGGTTCAGGCACAGTGGTCATTGGCATCGAAAGACCCGTGGTGGATCCAACTGTGATTGAATGAGGGTACTGGGTCTGACGATCGTAGGCATTTGCAGGCTCGTACAGCTCCTTCACATTTCCCGTCATTTGGTCGACCAAGGCCCGCTTGGCCGCATCGTGGGTAAAGAAGGAATAGAACTTGAGAAACTCGCCTGTCAGTTTCTGGATCGACACGCCATTCACGGTGAGTTCAATGTAATTGATGAGATTGTACCCGATATTCTGGATCCACTGGAACTCGTACCCAATCGCAGTGCACCGAGGATCGTATCCAGTCGGAGGCGCAACACCGTTCAAGGCTACGAGGGGTGACCACACATCCGGAAGTGTAAGGATCAAGTAACAGTCATTGACAAGCTGTCCGTAGCGATCGATGCGTGTTGTCAAGAGCCGAGACTGGGTCGTGGCAAAATCCAGATTCGAACTAGAAAAGGTTAGGCGGATATGTTCCATTGCAAAGTTGGTGTGACGACGGTACACGGTGCGGAAATGGGTCATGGAAGGTTTTCCAGTGATCATCTCATTTTGAGCCCCTACGGCAATGAGCTGCATTAATGCGCCCGGCATTTGTATCTAGGCGCACTGATTCTTTATATGCGAATAAGTAATGGAAGACGACTTCATGAGCAGGGGTCCGATGGGTCGAGCACCTGTACGCGACTGTGATGCCGTATGGGAAGACGGATATCGCGTCGAACAAGAAAGCAATGTCCGTTTGCGCTACAAGATTGGTGCCGCATGTTCTCCGAATGTAGTGTGGGAAGGTGAGCACAAGTATGCCATCTTGCCGCCGTTGGATATGGATCGGTTTGTGAGTTTCTTGGACCAGATCAAGGTATATGAAGGAGCGGATGGTCTTCCCTCCGGAACCTATACATGGATCTTTTACAAGACGGCAGCCGATTCACCCATCAAGCTTGTCTTTACACGTGTCGATACTGTTCTTGAAATCGGAGTCTTTCACTCTGCCATTGTCGAACGTGTGGGCGCAGTTACAGTTCACGGTGCAGGTGAACTTCTGAAAACACCTCAATCGCTACAGTTCAATCTTGCATCGGGCACCTATACGAAAAATTGGTTAAATAGCCGGAATGTTGGCAAACCAATTTGTCGTGGTGCAGAACTGGAAGAGAAAATCGGAAGAGAGTTCGTCAAGCTGGTTCCCGGCGCAGTCTATATAGGGAACAATGAGCGTAGTTTCATCAATTCAAAGAGTCTTGTGTTCACAAACGAGGTTGCAAGTATGTACAATCGTGCCGGGTTTGAATTTATGGAAATCCCCAAGGAGTTTGAGCGATACCCGTGTGATCAATTCCTCGATGACTATTTGGCGATGCGAAACAAGAGTCCCGACGAATTGAACATGTATGCATTCAATTACATCACCAATGTCGTGAATCGCGTAAAGGTACCCGACGTGAATGGTGACAAAATCCGATTTCAGTTGATCTTGACTGAATTCAAGAAACGCATCACAGATTCCCAAACACTCCAAATGATCGAGACTGCCCTGAACAAGATGAAGGGTGCTAGACGGCGGTACCGGACCCGACGCAACAAAGGCTCGCGTAAGTGACGCGTCCGATCGCAACGTTATTCACATTGTTCGAGGCCGGAGGTGCCAGGCGGTTCGTATAGACAGTGGCAGCATTCGCCTTGACCGACAGGTACATGCTGTTATACTCGCGGAACTGGGGAGGAGGGCTAGACCTGTAAGTGGCAGCAATAATCTGCCTTTTGCGCTGGGTAACATAATCCTGCATCGAGTTCACTTGGTGGGACATTCTGATTTATAGAGAACCCGAGAGAAAACGCAAACCATGAGGTTCCTCTTTGTTAGCACGCACGTTGATCAGACGACCGGTTACTCCAAGGTGGCGTACAATATGCTTCGTCAGCTCGGATCGCTTTCCCCCAAGGTCAAGACGTTCCATTTCGGATTCCAGCGTCACCCGAATCGCCCGGGCCACCGCAAGGTCCCGGAGGGTGTCATTGCCTACGATGCAGCGGCCAATGAGGATCCCAAGGAGGAGGGATTCGGCTTCAACAAGATCAAGGAGTATGTCGAGACAGTGTCGCCCGATGTGGTCATGATCTACAATGATCCGCTGATCATTTGCAAGTTCTTTGAGGCCCTCAAGCTCGACAAGGACAGCAAGCCGCCGTACAAGATCTGGCTCTATGTTGACCAGGTGTACCACGGAATCAACCAGGGACTCATTGATGGCATGAATCTCCACGCGGACCGCATCTACTGCTTCACGGATTCGTGGGCCACTGCCTATGCACAGTACCCGGTGAAGGATCGTAGTGTCGTGCCGCAGGTTCTCGAGCACGCCGTGGACCCCACCATGTTCACGAACATGCCTCGTGGTGAGCGTGTGTCTCTCCGCACGAATTTCAAGGTTCCGTCGGATGCAGTCGTGTACCTCAACATGAACCGCAACAGCCAGCGCAAGCGTCTCGACCTGACGATCATGGGCTTTGTGCGTCTCCTGAAGCGCGGCACGGTCCCGAATGCTCACCTGCTCATTGTGACAAACGTCAACCCCCAGTCGGGATCGTACTATGACGTTCAGCGCATCTTTACGGATTCTCTGGCGAAGGATGGACTGGCCGCAGAGGAGTTCACCAAGCGCCTCCTGATTGTCGATACGGCACCGCCTAACGTGCTCAATGACGAGTCGATCAACCAGATCTACAATATGTCAGATATCGGTGTGAATACGAGCGACGGTGAGGGATACGGTCTCTGCCAGCTCGAGCACCTCTACACGGGCGCGCCCCAGGTGGTGACGGATGTGGGCAGCTACCCGTCCTTCCTGAACAATAGTGTTGCGGAGATTATCGAGACGGATCCTGATTCGCGCTACTACTTTCCCGGTGGAATGCCCCTCGGTCTGTACGCCCCGACATTCAAGGTGGAGTCGGTTGCAGACGCCCTTGAGTCCGCTGCAAAGAATCTTGCAACTCGTCGTGCAGCAATCGAGACGTACCCCTTCAAGAGCTGGGCCAAGGTGTGCGACCCGTGGCTCGAGGATATTCACCAGGCGAGCACGTAACGGATCTTACCTTCAGATTCGCGCTGCCCCACCTTAATTAACCGCTGATTGTCCTCATAGGCAGCTGGGTCGAAAATCTCCTGGGAATCCAAGTCGTACAGAAACGGGATTCCTTTGATCAGGGCCTTTTGCAACCGCCGGTGCTTGCGGTCCATATTGCGCAAGTAGGAATCGTCGCGATCGTCCGACTTCATGGACGGCTTGAAAGCTAAATCGTCACCCTTCACTGTACTATCAAACCGCATACATGACAAGACAGGCTTTTCACGACTATGGAGTTTCCGGTGAACTTCGCAGTCGATGGCAGACTGTTTCAAGAGAAGACCGATCTTTTGATTCACGAGATCCTTCTTGTACGACACGTCATACAGGTACTCGTCTGTAGACATGAACGTTTCCACCGGCTGACCTTCGTAGCGCTTCGTGGAGGTATCCGCCTTCCGGATTGCTGCAATGTTCGGGAAATCCGATGTCTTGGCCTTCTTTTCGTTAAACACGGAGAGGTAGAAGCTCACCTTGACTGTGCGTTCCTCCTGATCCAAGGTGGCGTGGGAGCAAATGCGAATCGCGCGTCCAATTACTTGATCATGGCGTGCAGGTGTCCAGTAGGGCTCCATAATGTGAACGTGCCGGACATTAGCCAGAGTAATTCCCTCTGCACCAGACGATGAAGCCATGAACAGGCACAGCAGTTTCTTTGCACGCGAGGCGATACTGGTCTTGAGAGATTCTGGGAATTTGGATTCGTACCGACCATTGAAGATTTGGCGGAAGTATTCGCGCTCATCCTCTTTCTCCTCACCGGAATAGAATGCGTAGGCGGGTTTATCGCTCATGTTGGGATCTTCCACCCACTGCCCGTTCTGTTTCACAATCTTGTACGGCTGCCACCCGTTTGCATCGAGAATGGCCGAAAAGACACCAAGACCTTCCAGGGTGCGGTACTGGGAATAGATGAATTGATTGCGCCACACAGCTCCATCCCCGATGGAAATGTTATTCAGCATGCGGAGTAATTTAGGGGCATATTGAGTCAAGGCCTTCTTGGACAGATACTTTTCCGGATTCGCACGGAGAGCATTCAGGATTTCGGGCTTGTCGACAATCGACTTTTCATCTTCGCCTTCACCCTTGCTCGTGCTGGCAGCCCGAAGATCCGGCGGCACAGTGTAATTGCAGACGAGGCGGGACTTGACACGGAACGACTTGAAATCTTCATTCAGGGGATTCTTCGGCTTGTTGCTATTGGCCTTGAGTTCATCCCATCGAGTTTCCAAGTACTGTGTGAATTGTTCCTCGGACATTTCCACCTTTTCCAGCATCTTGTCATCCTCGACGCGCCGGGGCAGTAACCGTTCATCGGCGCCCTTGAAGTACGACACCAATCCCTGGATACGTTTCTGGAAGAGTAACGGGTTCTTGATGGACAATCCATCCAAAAAGGTTGTAGCGAATTCCTCGAAATTCGTGGGTAAACACTGCAGATCCTCAATTGTCACGCGATCCACAGCAATATCCG